TCTTGTTTATCTCTATCTGCTTTCTCACCAGCAATCCGCATCTTTTCAGCAGCATCTTCATCCAAATCTTGTTGCCTAATTAAAGTATTTCTAATTGAATCAGTAGTAGCAGCAATTGCTTGAAGAGATTCTAACAAAGGACTATTAACTTTCTCTTGCTGATTATCCTTTCGTAAATTACTTACCTTCTTTAATAAAGTAATCTTCTTTTCATTGACTAAGGTTTTACCACGTGTGTCTCTTAAAATACGTGCTAACTTGCCTACATCACTTTCCTGACCAACAACATTTCCTAATGAACTTCCTTTTTTAAATGATTCACCACTTATAGTTGATTTCTTAGCCCTAAATCCCCCAAACTTTCCTTCTTCTCTTTGAAAGAAAGAAGATGCATTTATTAATTGTCTGCGAGACTCAGCCATGCGATTGTTGTTTTTGTTTTAATTCTTCTTCTTCAAGATGCTGTCGAAGAAGACCTACGTAGATGTCTCGTTCCCAAGGCATCATGTTTTCAATCTCTGTTAAGCTATATTTATGGTACTGCATCAAGGCAAAATTTAACCTGAAATAAGATTCCAGATTCATATATGCCATGCTTAGGCGAAAAAAGACGCTAATCCCTCAAGCACTACTTCACTTTCAACCTTCGTCTTAGGATTTTTAACTTTAATAGTATGAGATAATTTAGGCATAGTCTCAAAGAACTTTTCAATATCCTTGAACTGAGATGAGTTCATGGATTCAAGAAACTCTTTCACTTCTTTCTTGGTACAATCTGCTGTTGCCCAAACTTCATCTTCACTATAAATTTTATCAATACAACTACCAATAAGATCAAAGGATTGCTCCATTTGATTTGCATCATTGAAATCAAAATTGTTTTTAATAAACTGTTCAAGTGATGGATACTTCATTTCCATCATCAACTTATCATCTAATTTGAGTTGTTTATCGTGTCCTTCACTTTTCTGAACTTTAACTTCATCCAAATCAATAGTGATAGGGACTTCTGTTTTTTCATCATCAGGACAAATAACTTTCACTTCCAACTCTTCACCGACAGACTTACCTCTAATGTTGAGGAACAAGTATTCAATATCAAATGTAGGAAGGGTTTCTACCTTCACACCCTTAGTAAGAACACAACTTTTAAGAACGGATTTAATCGCATTCGTAATTTGTTTAGTGTCCTCTGTTTCTAATGCAAGAACTAAAAGTTTTTCTTCCTTGACAAGAAATGGTCTATATCTAACAGTCTGTTCTGTCGATGGTAACTCCAATTCATACGTTGGAGTTGCAATTTTTGGTAAAGGCATAATGTCCTAAGTACAATTCAGTATTATTATTTAGCGAGTATTTATAAACCTCTAAGTAGTCTCCCTGCTATTCCTCCTGCTACATCTCCTGCAAAATCACTTCCCGTTGCATTATCTACAACAGCATTAACTAAGTTAGCAGCCATTCCAGTAAATCCTCCTGCATTAAATTGAGACTGGGTGAAAGGATTAAATACATTCCCAATACTCTTGGATAATGATGGTGACCACTCCCAATTTCCTTGATTGACAACATACCTAATATAAGTCATCGACACATTACATTTTAATATATCAGATCCATCATAAGAGACAGGCATTGAGGTTATTGCTAAGGGATAACTCTTTACAAAGTTATATGTTAACCCAGTATATTTCAAATCTCTTTCAAATTTTCTAACTTGTAATCCTTGTTGAGAAGTATATCCTCTATCACCATCAGGATATCTCATTCTATAAAAATAATTATTAGTCTTCAAATCCTCAGGAGCAGCCTGATCACCCACTCCATTAGTAATATATTCAATCCATCTCTCAAAAAATTTGATAGGAGTGTAATCACTTGAATCTACATAAAAAGTGAAGTCCGTTTGCTCCTCAAAGATTCTCCTGTATGCGTGTCTCTCAGTAACACCATGAAAATCATTTGTTATCTCAGTCGTTGCCAAAGAAGAACCTGGAAGAGATACTTCTGAGCATAATAAATTTAAATCTCTTTCCCTAATCCCTAACCAACTTGAAAGTCCAGAAGGAATTCCAATCTTTACCTCAAAGAAAGAGGATAATGATGGTTTAAGAAGAGTAGACTTGATTGTTGCTATTGAAGTCTTGGTTCCCATTTATAAATAATTTTTACCTTATATAATATATATGGCTGAAAGTAAGAAAAGTATTTACAAACCTAGATTTCCTAAGAAATATAAGGGTGATATATCTAATATCATATGCCGTAGTAGTTGGGAAAATAAATTTTGTAGTTGGTGTGACCTGAATGAAAATATTATAGAGTGGGGAAGTGAAGAGTTTTTCATTCCATACCGTGCTCCTGATGGTAAGACTCGTCGTTACTATCCAGACTTTATTATCAAGGTGAAAGAAAACAATGGTAAAATTAAAACCTATGTTATTGAAGTTAAACCTGCAAAGCAAACACGACCACCTAAACCAAGGAAGAAAGTGACTCAATCATATATCTACGAATGTAAAACCTATGCTACTAACCAAGCCAAATGGAAAGCCGCAGATGAATGGTGTAAAGATAAAAGAGTAGAATTTAAAATCATCACAGAAAAAGAATTAGGTATCCATCATGGAAGATGAAAACTTTGGATTTGAGGAACAACCTGTTGATGGTATAGCACAACAGCAAGAGGATAACAGAATCAAAGCATTTCTTAGTGACATTAACAATAGAACCAATGATCCAGAAGAAATGATGTTAGAAATCATGGAAGCTCTTAATGATACAGTAGAACCTATACCTGAGGTAGGAAAGTTCTATACCTTTGTATATAATGCCAAGACTCCTGACATAACATATGATCAACACCCTCTGATTGCGTGTACAGACCTACAATCGTGGGGATTCCGTGGTCTTAACTTTCATTGGCAGAAATATAGGAATTATACGTGGGAAGAACTTGCAGGACAACTGTATGTCGTGCAATATAATGAACTCGATGACCTACTCAATATACCTTATGCAAAATTCCTCCTAAATAACTAAAAATAATATTCTAATGACAGCTAAGGAAGGTTATTTTGGTAGCGATGCAAAAGAAAATAGATTTCTAGCCATACCATCAGGTAAAGGTAAGAATGAGAAATACTTCATGCAAGTGAAACAAGATGAACCAAATAAAGGAAGAATGGAAGTATGGAACGAAGAGTTTGGTCAGGATAGAGCAGTAGGATTCCTTGATCCTGGTTCAAATGAATTCGTTCCTGATAAAACTTTTACAAAAGGTGCTAGGGGATTTGAAAAAGATTTTTTTAACACAGATGAAGGAAAGAAATTAATCAGAGAACAATCTAAGAACACAGTAGTAAAAGAAAAAATATCAGAAGGAAAAAATATTACAGAGGCAAGAAAAGAAGCAGAGGAGTTGGAAAAAAGTAATCAAAAAATTACAGCACAAGGTGATGGAACTGTTGCTGCTGAGTCTCAGAAAGCCACTGACGCAAAAGATGGAACACGAAAAGACTTTGGTGACTTTGTTTACCCAGTTACTCTCCGTAAAACTGATCAAGATGTAATTAAGTTTACAGTATTAGAATATAAACCCAAAGGATTTAAAGCAAAGGAAGGAAGTCTTGATTTCTTTGGTTCCAGAAATGTAGTAAAAGACAGAAGAATAGCAGGATCAGTAGTTCTACCTGTTCCTGGCACTGTTAATGATACTAATGCATGTGAATGGGGGGAAGATAGCATGAGTGCTGTTGATGCTGCCATTGCCAATATAGGAATGGAATTTCTTACAGGTGGTGATTTAGGTGGTGCTATTAAAAATACAGCAAGTGGAATACAAAAGAATAAAGAAGATGTAAAAAAAGCATTAGGAAGTGCAATTGTTGGTGCAGCAGCAGGAGGTAAAGGGCAATCTCTTCTTACAAGGTCAACGGGAAATATAATGAATCCTAATATGGAATTATTATTTAAGAAACCTTCTCTCAGACCATTCAACTTTACATTTAAACTAGCTCCTCGTAGTCAAAATGAAGGAAAGGAAGTGGTGCAAATTATTAGGTTGTTCAAACAAGCAATGGCTCCAATTAAGAGTGCTTCATATTTGTTTCTTAAAAGTCCATTTACTTTTCGTTTACAATATCTTCATAGAGGAACAACTCATCCTTACTTGAATCTATTTAAAGAATGTGCTCTCCAAAATTTAACAATTAACTATGCACCTGAAGGTCAGTATGCAACCTATGGAGATGGAGTTCCCACTGCCTATGAGATGACCATGCAATTTACAGAACTTGAACCAGTCTTCAATGACGATTATGATGATAATGATTCATTCAGTTCTGCTGGTGGATCAACAGTACCAGCAGTAATAGGTTACTAAGATGTCAAATTATTTCAGACAAGTTCCAGATTTCGATTACGTCAGTAGACTTCCTGATGCTAAAATATCAGATTACCTTACTGTTAAAAATCTTTTTAAGAAAGGTAAGTTAGCATCGGACATATTCAATGATCTCACCATCTTCACCAAATATGAAATTGATGGTGATGATAGACCTGATAATGTGGCTAACAAATTTTATGATGATCCTGATTTAGATTGGGTAGTTCTTCTTTCTAATAATATTATTAATGTTCAGAGTGAATGGCCTCTACCTCAAAGAGATTTTGATAGATATGTCCTAGAAAAATATGAAACTTATGAAAAATTAAATGCAGTCCATCATTATGAAACAAAGGAATGCAAAAACTCAGTGGATGCAATAGTAGTACCCGAAGGTTTACAGGTAGACTCTGATTACTCTGTTACATATTATGATTGGTATCTTGGTGGAGAGATAACTAAGTCCTCTTCTGATATAGTTGTAGAAGTGACTAACTATGAGTACGAATCTAAACTAGAAGACGCAAAGAGAAGTATATACTTACTTAAACCAAAGTATCTCAACATCGTTAAGGATGACATGGATAATATGATGAAATATAAAAAAGGTTCCACCCAATACTTGGATGAAACCCTTAAAGTTGCCGAAAATATTAGACTATATCAGTAGTTACTCTTCAGCTAGTTTCTGAAAATAACTTAGTGCATCATCTTCGTCAGAACTAGAAGAAGAGACAGCAGCAGTTACTGTTTT